ATTTGACCTGATCAATCGCTATGCGATTGCGCGAGCCCTGCGTTTGACCGCAGAGCCTGCTAACTCACTCAAAGTCATTGCAAAGGTTTTGAAGAAACCTTGCTAGACCTATGGTGTGAGCTTGGTTAAAGCTTTGTGCAACGCCTGCACGCTTGCGCGCGTTCGGCGTCGCTGGCTTCACCCAGCGCCCACACCTATCGGCTGTTCGATTTGTTAAAGAGCGTCCCCGGGCGGGGATCTGAGACGGGCCAAGCTCCGTGTTTTCTGGAGTTGGTTGCGGGGACCGGCTTCGGTACCCGGAAACGAATCCGGGTCTGCTGATCGACCGCACCGTACAGCCCGCCATTCTAGTGCGAAATCGCGGAGTTGGAAAGCGCTTTTTCCGCCGGAACGGCCTAGAGACAGCGGCTAAACAGCGGGAAAGACCACCACAAAGAGAAAACCCCGCCGAGGCGGGGTTTTCGTGATGCCGGAACGAGGGTCTGGACCCGAGGCGAGATGATGCGCTTTCGACGGGCACCAGTCAATGCCGCCCTGCCCCGCTCCCAGGCTGCCCGTGAAAATGGCGCTTGACAGACCTACTCAATGAGTATATCCTTCATTCCATGGTGGGGGCGGGCAGGTGCCGGTTCGGGGGTCTGGACCCTAGGACCGGGGGTTCGAGTCCCCTCGCCTCCACCTCCAGATTCGCAGCGCCGCGCCTCGGGACACAGGGGCCTAGGAGAGTAAGTGAAGAAAGCAGAAGTCCTGAAGCAGATCGCAACCTACGGAAGTGAGGACGCCGTGATCGCTGCGGCGCTGGAGATTCTCCGCAATCGCATGAGCGCGCGCCGGGCACTCAGCAGCCCGCGCGCGGTGCGCGACTATCTCCGGATCACGCTCACCGACAACCTCGGGCACGAGGTTTTCTGGTGCGTGTTCGTCGACGCGCAGCACCGCGTCATCGCCGCCGAAGAACTTTTTCGCGGCACGCTGACGCAGACCAGCGTCTACCCGCGCGAAGTCGTGAAGGCCGCGCTGCGCCACAACGCTGCCGCGGTGATCTTCGCGCACAACCATCCGTCGGGAGTCGCCGAACCGAGCCATGCGGACGAAATCCTGACCCGCTCGCTCAAGTCGGCGCTCGCGCTGGTGGACGTGCAGGTACTGGATCACTTCATCATCGCCGAAGGGAGGGCCATGTCGTTCGCCGAACGCGGCTTGCTCTGAGGCTCGCGGTCCGAGCGGCTCGCAGAAAAAGCGGGCCGCTCCAGCGGCGAGCCTCGCCGACCCCACCGCGGGACCAGCGGTAAGGAGAATGAAAATGTTTTTCACAGTGACGATCGTCGACTCGACGATCAATCGAACGGATGAGCCCGCGCATCGGCTAGTCGAATATCGAGCGGAGGCGATCACGGGCGCCTCCGCGAAGATGGCCGCGCTCGAGCACCACCTGGCGCGGCCCGATCGCGGACCCACGGCAGCCGTGCGCTGGGCCGTCGTCGAGCCTGCAGCAGTACCCCAGCCCGGGCAGATCCTCAAGATCTCGGAGCGATCGCTCGAGCTCGACGAGCTGCAGCAGCTCGAGGAAATCAATCACCCTTACGTCGTTGCCTGACCGCGCCTCGGGATTCTGGGGCCAGGAGAGCCAAAATGAATCAAGGAAAATGCACCGCATGCCACATTCGTTGGACTTGGGAGGGCGCGCCGTTCGTCCGCGATGCGAAATGCCCCCACTGCAACCGCCCACTCGACCGGACTACCCACAAGGTCACATTGCCTAGTGGGAACCTGCATACCGGCCATGTCCCACCGAACCAGATTCTGCGCGGAGATCCGCCGCGGGAGGCGTCATGACCACCAAACTCGACAAGCCGATCATCCGCGAGCTCGCGCTGGAATACGAAGGCCGCCGGATCCTGCTCGAAATCCTGCCGGGCGATCCCGCAAAGGGCGCGCTCGAGACCTTCCGCTTCCGCCTCAAGGGAACGAGCGCCGCGAAACACACGCGCAGCGTGACGGTGCGCCAGGTCCTCGAGGCGGCCGGCTGGGCGATCAAGATCAAGATCCCCAAGGCCGCGGTGCCTGCCGCCGGCGTCGTCATGACCACCCTGGGGCCAGTCGACGTCGATCAGCTTGTGAAAGATCTCGAGGGAGAACATTCATGATTCGCGCCAGCTATCGCGCCGCCGTGTTCTGGATCGCCGCGAACGACGATACCGAATGGCTCGAGATCGTCCGCGACGGCCGGCCGGATCCGATCAGCGTGAGCGCCGCGCTCGTCATCGACCTATTCGGCGTCGACGAGGCGAAGTTCCGCGCGGATCTGCGCCGCGAGATCGACAACCAACGAGCGAAATCGCCATGAGCGTATACTCACCGGCCGAAGACCTCGAGGGAGCCGTGTCGAATCATCCGAACCGCAGCAAGACGAATCGCGGAGCTGGCTCCAATCCCAAGCCCGCCGAGATCCTGCGCGCGAGAGAGGCGGCCGGCCTCACCCAAGACCAAGCGGGGGCCCTGCTCTATTCGGGCTGGCGCACCTGGCACAACTGGGAGAACGAGGGCGGCCCGGAGAGCCGGCGCATGCGCCCGTCGGACTGGGAACTGTTCAACGTCAAGGTGCGGGCGCGCAAACTCCTTGCCGAGGGCGAGATCTCGGCCGAGACGCTGAAGACGCTCGGCCTTTACCTGCCGCCACTCGAGTAAAACAAAAAAAGGCCGGACCCGGTTTCCCGGGGCCGGCCTCCTTCGCTGTGTTTGCCTCTTGAAGTACAGGCGCTTTGCCTGTGCCTTCTACCGCTCTAAGGTGTCCGCATCGTTCATCACCCTCCGTTCAAGATTCGCATGGACGCTGATCGTTGCGCGCCTCGAGGGCGCCGGCGCTTCGGGAGCCCATATTTCGCTCCGCCACGGATGCCGACCATTACCAGCTGGCGAGCCTCGAGCAGCTCGCCGAACACCTGGTCGAATACCTCGCGCTCGCGCTCGGTCCTGCATACGCGTTCGATCCATTCGCGCGGCCGCGGCCCGCCGGCCTCGGGTAGCGGAGCGACGCAGGCAAGGATCCGCTTACGCAGCGAAACGTGGAGCGTTCTGGTCATGCTCACTGACTCCTCGATGCGAGATAGAGGCCGAGCGCGTTGCGCTGCTCGTTCGGGTACTTCGCATTGGCTTCGGTCATCGGCTGGATCTGAAAATCCACCGGGAGCCCCGTGCGCAACCGCAGCCAATGCGAAATCGTGATGCTGAGCAGCGACCAGTACGCGTCGTGCTGATAGGGTTCGCGGAGCTCGCCGAAGAGCCCCGCGAACTTCGCATCAGTGACGATGCAGCGCACGTCGACGTCACGGTAATCCCGCTTGTGCAGGCTACTGCCGACCAGGTACACGCCAGCATCGAAGGCGCGGCGGATGAGCTGACATGCCGCGTTCAGCTCGAACATCTCCGGAACCCCGATCCACGAGACCCGATTCACGTCCATCGCGCGCGCTCCGCGAAACTCAGCATTCCTCGAGCCAGCCGGCCCGCAGGAATCCGTGATATTTCCCCGGGATCAGGATCGATGGATTCGCGGTAACGTCGGGGACCGCGCCGCTCCGGGTCCAGCCGCGCTCCGCTTGCATCTTGCCGTCCGACCAGGCCGGGCCGTCCACGCACCATTCCCCGCCCGGCGTCCTCACGCACAGACAAATGCCGTCGACGACGCGCCACGGGCCGCCGCCGTCCGCCATCCAATCCGCGTTCCACATGGCGCCGACCGGCGCGCGGCCCAGGAGCATCAGCTCGCCGGTGTCCGCCCTGCGATACAGCGTCGACGGATTGCACTGCCATGCATCCGACTCCGCGAATGTATACCCGCACGCGCACTGCGCGGGCCAGCGCGGATCGCTCTTGGGGATGGTGTCGATCGTGTGCACCGGCCGGCCCTCGCTCATCGGCCAGCCGCGGCGCTCGAGCTCGGCGATCGGCAGCCGCTCGAGGACTGCCTCCGCGTTGTGATAGCGCATGCCAGACGCCTCGCACTTCCCCTCGCCCGCGTACCGTCGCAGGCTCAGCTCAACCTGGTCCGTCGGCTCGATCCAGAAACAACGAATCCTCGCTCCCATGCTTTTCGCTCCCGTGGAGATTGATCGGATCGATACGATGAGAGGCTGGCCCGAGGTTTCAGCGCTCGAATCCGCGCCGACGCCCGTTTGTAGGGATTGCCCGGACAGCGCGTGACAGGGAAATCCTGTCCGGGACTCCGCGAATTTCTACGTCCGGCCAGCGGCTTTCGCCTCGTCGATCGCCTTCTGGTTGTCGGCGAGCGCATCGTCGACCATCTTATCGAGCACCGCGTTTTCCTCGGCCGTGAAAGGCCGGTTTTCGCTATGTGCCTTCACCATCATGTCCGAGACGGTCTGCAGGGCCGAGCTCGTTAGGAGGGCCGCCTGGTTAAGCGCGGAGATGATCTGCAGACCCTTGAGCAGTGTGACTGCGTCCATTGCGTTTTCCTTGTGCTATGCAACGTTGAGGGAGCTAGCGGCCTATTGCGTCTTCACGCCGCGCTGGAGGAGATAGGCCGTCAAGCCGTCCAGGATCGCCTGGGTGAGCCGCAGCTGCGACTGGGCATCGCCCTTGCCGCAAGCGTCGATCGCCGCCTGGATGGCGGAGGCCGACGCCGGTACGGCTACCGCGGGCGCGCCGCCTTGACCCGGCGTGACCGTCGTGGCCGGGATCGTCGCGATGCACTGGCCGTACATCGACTCGGCGAGCTTGACCCCGTCGCGCACCTTGATCGCATACTCCTGGACCTTCTCGTCGTCCTCGACCTTGATCGCCCCAGAGCGCAAGGCCGCGGCCGCGCTGCGTACGCCACCGGCGAGGGTGCCCTTCATGTAGGCCGCGTCGTCCTGGAAACCTTTCGGCTTTTCCAGGTTGGCGAAGAGGGCGCAACCGACGAGGGCGAGCAGCAGCGCGACCAGCATCCCTGGCCGGGCGAATCCAGCGGCTTTGCCAGCGGCCGGTGAATCGGACTTCGCGGAGGGGAACTGGATCACCGCATCGAAGAGGAACGCCTTCGAGAAGCCGAACTCGAGCACCTCCCAGCTGCTCATCGAGGCGAGGCTCCCGCCCTTGATCGTCGCGCCAGCAGCGAAGAGGAGCGCGATCCCCGTGGCCACCGAGGCGCCGGGCGTCTCCTTGAACCAGTAGTCCTTGAAGCTCGCCGCGCCCGTGCGGCCGTTGGTGCGCGCCGCCTGGTATTGGGCATACAGCCCAGCGAACAGCGCGATGATGTACCAGGCCGTGGGGCCCGGAACGAGCGATGCATACAGCGCCTGCATTTGCGGATCCATGAAATTCCTCGTGTGGAATGCTGCGATGGAAAGCTCCGCGGAGAAAGCCGCGAAGGTCGCGCGGAGGTCAGGCCTGCGCCGTCTCCGCGAAGTGCTCCTCGATGATCACCGCGAAGTTGTCGATGCCCGCGCGGTTCTTCATGTACTCCGCGAATGTCGTGCGGCTCTCGGTCACGAGCTCGTCCGGCCCGTCGATGCCGTCGCGGTCCTGGTCGCTCTTCACGATCTTGCGGCCCAGGCAAAAGCATCCGTCGGAATCGCTCCCCCAGCTGCCCCAATGACCCAGGAGGATGCCGCTGTGGCCTTTGATGCCCAGGACCTCGAAGGTCTCGAAGTCCTCGGTCATGCCGTGCAGGCGGTGCTTGCCGCGCTGGCACTCGTAGATCCCGGCGCGCACCTTGGGGCGCCATTTGCCGTCGGGCTGCTTGTAGGCGCGCGTGACGAACACGCAGAGTGGCTGCGCGTTACCGTCGGCCGGCTCCTCCGCGGGCAGGATCCAGCCGAAGATCCCGTCCGAGCGCGCCTCGGTATACACCAGGCGCAGGTTTTCGCTCATGACGTCCAAGTCACGAGCACCGCGGCGAGCGTCACCCCGAAGATGGCGAAGGCTCCGCGATTCGATATGACCTCGATCCGCTCCTGCAGCCTGCGCCGTGCCTCGAGCTCGGCCGGCGAGAGTTCGTCCTCGTCCCTCGTCTTCGGTGCGCGCACGTTCGCCACCAGGAACATGGACACCCCGCCGAAAAAAAGCGCATCCGTCCATCCCTGCCAGTTGCGCCAGACGCCGATCACCTCCGCGATCGCCCCGATGAAGAGCAGGAGCACCCCGCAGCGCACCGAGTGGCGCGTCTTCGCGTTCATGTGATCGAACATCAGCACCGTCGCCCCGATCGACGAGGCGAGAAGCATGGTGTTCACCAGGTTGAGAACTGGAGTCATGGAACCCCCGCCTTTCGCTGGAAAATCCCCTTGACCAGGCTGACGACCCAATCGCGGACCGCGGGGAGCTGCGCCCCGCCCGAGATGAGGAACCCCACCCCCGCCGCCACCGACGTAGGCAAGCCGAGCAGATGCAGCGCGAGCGGGACCGTATAGGCTCCCACCGCCGCATACATCACGATCGACACACCGGACCTGACGAAGCCGATCGACCCGAGGAACGTCCTGGCCGTCGCGGAGCCGAAAAAACAGGCCAGCACCACCTGGATCGGCAGCCCAAACAGCAGATCCACCGCCTGCGCCGCGAACGCCCAGGCGGCGCCCACGCAGCTCGTCACCGCACCGCACGCGCTTGCAGCGTGCTCAGGATCATTGACCATTTGCCCTCCCCCGAAACGGCAAGGCCCGCCGGGTGCGAGCCTTGAAATTCTGTTAACCTGTTCGCCCTTTCGCGCGTTCAAATCATTCGATGCGCTTTTTTTTATTCGGCTTGATCCTGGTAGCCTCCGCCGCGCGCGCCGGCGATGACTGGACCACCAGCGATACCGTGCGCCAGGGCATCCTCACCGGACTGATAATCACCGATTGGGCGCAGACTCGCGAAATAGTTGCGCATCCAGAGAAATATCGCGAGCGAAACCCATTCCTCGGCGCATATCCGTCGCAGGGCAAACTGAACAACATCGTGGCGCTGTCGATCGTTGGGAGCGCAGTGATCAGCTATGTTCTACCTCGCCAGTGGAGAGAAGCGTTTCAGTATGTCTGGATCGGCGCCGAGGCTGTGACGGTCATTCACAATCGCAGCATTGGTATCAGGATTCCCTTCTAGGCGATCCTTGTCGGTTGCGATTTCTAACTATTGTTTCGCTGTCGCGGCGACCCGCCGCTTCATGACTTCGGCCTCCAATGCGGTAATTTCCCGTATCTTTTCTTGGAGCGCCGCCCCGCGCCCTTCAAGTTGTTGGTGGAGATCCTCGACCTCCTTCGCAACCATGGCGCGCTTCTGTCTGACTTGAGCGAGCAAGGCATCCTGCTCGGCGCTCGACTTGATAAGCATCTCCGGCGTGTGAATCACCGTGCAACACTTCACGACCTTTGCCCACTCGGTATCCGGGATAGACGGCCACGGCCCGCCAGGTATCCCGCTCTGCTCGGGGGGCATGGCGAGATGCGCCTCCGCTACGGCGCGCTCGGCAGCCAGATCGGCGCCAGGGCCGTAATTGAGGCTGTGGTAGTGCTCGTGAATGACATTTTCACCATCTACCAGCAAGAGGGAAAGGCGGGCGCGCACATTCTTTTTGCGATCCGTGCCGATGCAGATTTCTATGATTTTTTGGATCATGTATTTAGTACTCCGCTGATGTTGACCGTCGCGCCATTCGCAAAAATCGCATTCGCTGCATCTGCCGCACTCGCGGCTGTCCTGGAAAAAATCTGAACCGTTAGCAAGCCACCATTGGTGGTTCCGTATGAAGAAACAATGTTGGTTGCGCTGCCAGTAGTGACCCTGGCGCTGTGGGTCTGTATGCTGTTGGGTGTGAAAGGAAGGCCTGAGATGGTGGTTGTCGAGCCCGTACCAATCGAGGCGACCGAGAGGATGATCTCGTAGAACACGCGGTTCCCGATTTTTGTGTAAGCCGCGACTTGCGTGTTATAGGTAGTCGTGCCGCCCAGGCTTGGAGTGAAATTACCTCGCTCATAGTCGTCGAGCGTATTCAAGTTCGCCGATGCATTCTGAGTCGATGGGAACTTAATCTGGCCCGTCGAGCCAAGATCAAGCAGTCCGGCCATCGTCAGCGATCCAGGGAGCGTAATCGCGCTCGGCAACGAGACCGTGGGATTGCCGGATACGCCGTCGCCGTTCGTGAGCGTGATCTGATTCGCCGTTCCAGCGATCGCTCGCTGCAGCCACGTATTGGCCGCCGACCGCACCGCAATCCCGGTCGAGCCCAACGCGGCCAATGCGTCAAGATCCGCATCCCACGCCTCGACGTTGGTGCCAGGCACAAGGCCAAGCGTCGCTTGCGCAGCGGCGGCATTCGCATCATCGAGCAGCCCTTGAATGTAGCTGCTGACGTGCGCGATGATCAGATTGACCTTCTGCTCGAGGTCAAGAATATCGGCGCGTGCCGCCGCCGGGCTGTCCGTTCCCGAGTCGGTATCGGTCGTATCAACCGATCCAGAAGGCCATGTCATGGTTAGAGTCCTGTCACGGTTGCATCAAACACCGCATCGGCCAGCGCGTTCGATCCGTTGTAGATCTTGATCCGCGGACCGACGCTCGTATCCTTGTCGATCAGCTCCACGGACCAGCCGGGGCCGACCGATTGCAGCGTGATGTCCACCTTCTTGATCACGTTGTACGTCTTCACGATCGGCAGTCGAATGTCACCCGTCCCGATCCGGTGCGCGCCGGCCAAGCTCGCGGAGTTCTGGTCCTCGATGATCTCCACGATCGGCGAGGCGCTCAGGATCGTGCGCATCGTCTTGATCTTGGGGAAGGCGCCGGTCACCGTCACCCGGATGCGAACGAATCGCGCGTTCAGCTCCGGCCCGACCGCGACATACGAGGAGTAGCTGCTCCCGTCGTTGCTGTGCTGCTCCTCGATCGTCTGCGAGCCATCCACCAGAGTGGTCACCAGCGGGACGAACCGCGTCACTACCCCGATGTCGATCTCGCGCACATAAACGATCGTCCCGACCGGAGCGCTGATCCAGCTCGTCCAGGCATCCCAGGTCGACGGCAGGCCTGCCCAGGTGGCCGTGTCATTCGCGAGCAGCCATCCGGTCGCGGCATCCGGCGCACAATCGGTCTTCGTGCCGGTCCAAGTCGGCTCTTCCTTAATGTCCTCGACCGCCCCCGCGATCCGCGGATCGCCGATCGTTGTCGTGATGAAGAGCGCGTTCGCGCTCTCGTTCCCGGCGCGATCCACGCTTTTGATTGCGAATGTGTAGGTGCCCGCGGCGAGCTGATTGCTCTCGAACGGCGACGCCGGCAACACGCCGTTGTGCAGCGGCGTCATCGCATTCCAGTCGCTGGTCGTGCCGAGGAAAAACCGGATGTGGAAACCATCCAGATCGGCCGGCGCCGGCGTGAGTGTCCAGGTGAATTCGCGCGTCCCATCCGGCTGCACCGAGACGAGAAAGGTGCTTGGCGTCGCGGGCCTCAGATCCACCAAAATACTGGTCGCCGCCGCGCTTTCCTTGTCGCTCGAATCCAGGGACTTCACGAGCAACGTCGTCTGCCCGCCGACGATATCTCCGGTATCGAAGCGGTTTTCGGTGATGAATCCGGCCTTGTGCGCCGTGATCGCAGTCGCCCAATCCGTGCTGGTCCCAGGCTGATAGCGGACGATATATCCACGCAGATTCGCTTCGGTGTTCGCGGGCCAGCTCAGGAACGGATCGATAAAAGTCAACGTCCCGACATTCGCCGGCGCCCCGATCGGCCCGACGAGCGTGTAGGAATAGGCCGGAACCGCGGAGATGTCCTCGCCGCCGCCGCCGACCGTGTTGAAGCTCGGGAACTTGAAGAAGATCGTCTTCCCGATGAGCGCGGAGTCGTAGGCGAACCGGAACACGGCCTGGTCGAGGCGCACGAAGCGCGAGGACGACGCATGGCTCGACACCGGGGTGTTGTAGACCCCACGCCGGATATAGTCCTTAAGATCGTAGTGATACTGAGAGGTCAGCAGCGCCGTCTCGAACGCGATCAGCTCGCCCTCCACCAGCGAAAGCGTGGAGAAATTGTCCGCATCGGCCTGGGCGCCGCCGGCGAGTTCGCCGCGGCTCACTGTCAGATCGACCGAGCAGGTGTGCGTCGTGTCCGGATCCGCGCCCGTCGCGAAACTCGCGGAGAGCGTGCCGTGACGCGCCGGCCCGATGATCTGCCCGACCTGCTTATACTCCGCGTTGTCCGTCGACACCCAGACGTTGCACCCGCCCCAGTTCGCGGAGGGCCCCGACAGCGCGATCCAGACCTCGAAACCCGTGGGCGCCAGGATCCCCGGGCCCTCGAAGATCACCGGCGCGTTCACCGATCCCGGCGCGATGTTGAAATCCGTGCGGAAGCCCGCGGGGATCTGCGAGGAATAGATCGCCGGCGACGCCGCGCCGATCTCGACCTCCTGCACCGTGAACTCGAGCCCGCCCTCGCCCTCGTCGAGCTCCTGGATCGATACGATCCGCACGAGCTGCAGGCTGAGCCCCATCGCGGAGTCGCTCAGCGTGATGAGGTCCATCGGCTCGAGGAGGTCGTATCTCCAGGACGCCTCCATGACGTGACCGTTCCGCGAAAGAAAAAGGCCGCTCCGGCCCAGCGTATCCGCCACTTTCTGCGCGACCGCCGCATCCGCGATCTCGTGCACCGTCTGTTCCGGGGCCTGCTTCAGCCCCTTGATCTCGATGTCGTCCTGGTCCTTGAACTCCGCGGTGGTCTCGTTGTACTGGTTCGAGCGCGATAGGAACTTGATGACGCGCTGGTTGAAAGCGTCCGCCGGCGTGGAGCGCTGGCACTTCACCGGCTGGTCCGGATCGAGATAATCGTCGTCCGTCAGGTCGTAGATCGGCGTCAGGTTCGGCGTGAACGACGCGCCATTGCCCGAGGCCGCGACATCCCAGTACGGAACGAGCTTGAGGACGTCCTCGCTCCAGAAGGGTGCCGCGTTGGCGATCTGCGCCAGGCGCGCGATGATCGAGCCCGCCGCTTCCTGCTCGATGTAGGCCGGCGACACGAACACGCCGTTGGCAATGCAGGCATTCGCCGCCTGCGTGAAGCTGCCGAGAATCGCGGAAGACTGCTGCAACCCGAAATTGAGGTTGGTGACTAGCTCCGCGATGACCGCCGTTGGTTCCGCATCAGGGATATAGCGCGTCGCCGTCTGCGTGCCGCTGCCGCTGCTCGAGAACTGGTAGGAGATGCTGACGCTTCGCCCGGCGTCGGAGGCGTTGAACGTATAGGTACCGCCCGACTCGTTGTATTCGCCGATCGAAGGCGCGGAGAAATTGTTCCTGTCGAAGCCGGCCACCCCGAGATCAACCACAAAACCGGCCACGTTGAACACCGTCACCTGGAACGGGCTCCCAGGGATCGTCCGGACCTCGGTCGTATGATCCGGCAGCTCGATCGGCGTGCCACCCGGCTCGAGCGCGACCTGATATGTGTTCGTGGTCGGGTTCCTGATATACAGGTTCGTGGGCATACTGAAAACCAGGCCCACCGGCAACGTCCCCGTGGTCGAGATCCGGATGCTTGCGCCCTCCGCGAATCCGTGTGCAGTCGAGATGAGCGTATCGGTCGCCGGGTTGGCCGTGAACGTCTTCCCGGTTTGCCCGCTCGACCCGTAAGGCAGCAGGCCCTCGACCTCGAAGCCGTGGTTCGGCAGCTGCGCGCTATCGCCCAGGTCGTATACGGGCGAGGCCAGGTACGCGATTCCGCGATACGACAGCGCCTCGGCCGGGTGCCCGGTCGTGAGGAAGCTCGGCGGCGACTGCGCGTAGCTGCCAGTGAAAAAAGAAAGGTTGAGCGCCGCGAGCGAGGAGCGCTCCTTCCCGTTCCATACGTTCATGACCGTGCCGATCGGGCCTTCGCACAAGGCGAGGAGCAGCGCCGTCTGATACGTATAGGCCGTCTGCGAGACCCCGCCCCCGCCGCCACCCTTGCCGCCGCCCCCCTCGGTCGAGGTGTGCGCGATCGCCATGAAGTCGCCGAACCAGATCAGGTTGGGCGCGATTCTCATGGTCCCGAAGATCGCCGCGATCGCGCGCCCCAGCGTCGAGGTCTGCAGCTGCAGACTCGCCGCCGAGGGCGCCGTGATGCTCACGCCCTGCCCACGGAAAAAGTGCCGCACCAAGCCCGCGGCGGACGAACCGAGCCCCGGGAAGATCGAATCGACGAAACCGCGGATGCCGATGCCCACGGTCTATCCCGCCATGCTCTTCAGCCTCCAGAAGCCGCTGAGGCGCTCGGCCAGGCGCGGCGAGGCCGCGACGTCGGACTCGACCACCATGCGCTCCTCGCGGTAGGCATGCAGGATCCGCGGCCAGGCGATCACGATCGATCCGTGCGCCGGGTGGCGGCCGAAGCGGAACATGGCGATATCGCCGGGCAGCGCCTCGTGGATGGGCTCCGCATAGCGCGATAGCACCTCGAGGAAACGCGGCCGAGCCTGGTGCAGGTGCCAATCACGCGGATACGCACCGAGCTCGATATGCGGAGTGGAGCCCGCGGCCTCGTAGACCGCGCACAGGAATTGCGCGCAGTCCACGCCCTGTCCTTTCACGCGCGCCATGTGGTGCCAGGGCGTGCGCAACCAGCTCCGCGCTTCTTCCACGATCGCGGAGCGCGGGACGATGCGGTCGATGATCTCGCTCACAGCAGCGCCTCCGGCGGCGGGACGAACGGCGTCGCCTTGAAGTTCGGCAGGTTGGAGAACTTGACGGTGCACGTCGCCTGCGTCTTGTCGCAGCCGGCGAAGGCGGTGAAGGCGTCCCCGTTCGCCGGTGCCGCGATCAGCGGCCGCGACAGGGTGATCACCCCGGGCGAGTACTTCTTGATCGAGCGCGTCGAGCCCGAATTCACCCCGGAGGTGAAGCTGACGGTCCCCAGGGAAAAGTAGTCCGCCGCCTGCGCGAGGCCGCAGTTAATCGTGGAGACGGTGCTTCCGGCCGCGACCGTGGAGCTCGAGCCGAAGCTCGCCTTGGAGAGCGTGCAACCCGCGTCGTAGAGCGTGTGCATGCAACCCGCCTGGTAGAGATTCGCCGGCACCGGCCGGTTGAAGATCTCCACCCGCGAATTCACGGTGAGGTAGATCGAGAGGCGGTCGAGCTCGGCCTGGCCGCAGTCCCCGGAGAACTTCCAGTACTTGCCGTTCGAGACGTCATCCGGCGCGGCAGCCGGCATCGCGGCGCGCTCGAGGAGCACCTTCATGCCGTCCAGGGCTCCGCCGCGCGCCGCCTGGATCCAGGGCACCCCGTTCAGCAGGTGTGAGCCGTTGGTGGAGAGGGTGAGGTCCATGGTGGTGACCTCAATCCCGATCGATTGCGTGAGCGTGTTCCGTCGGATCACGGGCCCGACGGGCGGCGCGATCCAGGTATTGCCGCCGATCGTGCGATCCCGGTCGAAGCTCGTGAACCGCAGCGTCGTACCCCCGAGGAGGGTGAAGGTGTACAGGTCCGCGAACAGCACCGGCGCGCGCGAATTGAGGAGCGCGATCATCCCCGCGGAGGCGGCTTTCACCTAGATCACCTTGTTCGAGGGCGATCCCCACAGATCGCAGCTGCCGAAGGTCCACAGCTTGTCCATGAATTTCTTGGTCTGCGCCGCGTCCATCATGAAACGCACTCGGTTGTAGTACTGGCCCGTCCAGGTAAGCGATTGGCCGGCCGAACCGGCCGCGACGAGCGTCACCAGGCCGGTCGAGTTGATCGTGTAATCCGCGGGCGTCGCGAGCGGCGAGCCGTTTCGCTTGATGTTGGTGAGCGTCTTCACGTTCTGCACGCGCTCGGAGAAGGACAGGCTGCCGTCGGTGATGGTGCGTACCAACTGGTATTGCGTGGTCGTCCCGTCGGTGGTCCCGAAGAGCAGGTCGGTGACCTGGAAGGCGTCAGGGTCGAGAAAAAGGAACGAGTCGAACTGTCCGCGGACCGCGAGAAAGAGCGTGAGGATCTTGTTCAGCTCGTTGTTGGTCGCGTCGTCCCGCAGGAACTCGAACTCCAGCGAGAATTGCCACAGCGGATCGGCTTGGAAGGCCGCGCGCTGCTCCGAGCCCGACACAGCCGCGGCGATCTTCGTCTTGAAGTTCGGAAAGCGCCCGACCTCGAACGTGAGGCCCTGCAGCGTCGGAAATACGCTGTTCGACATCGCCCGATCGCTCCGTCAGTGGAAGTCGCGAGTCGATGCGCGGAGGGCGTCCGCGACGGCATGCCGGTTCTCCATCAGGAATCGCTTGAAGTCCTTTACGCTCTGCGTGTGCACGTGGAGGTGTACTTCTCCGCCCATGCCACCGCCGGCCGCCAACGAAGCGCGGAGCGGGTTCGCGATATCCGCCGGCAGCACCATCTCCTCCTGGTGCAGCTGGGTCATCGGGTTCATCCCCGCCGGGACGTCGAAGCCGCCCGCGGCGTGCGCGATGTGCCCGATAAATCCGAGCACCGTGGCCGCGGCCGCGACCGCCATCGCCGGCGCGAGGAACGGGCCTACCACCGGGATCGCCGCGATCGACGCATAGACCGACCCCGCCGCTTCGAAGGCCTTGGCGGTGATGTTCGCCACCGCCGCACCGGCCGTCGCCAGGATCGACTCGGAGGCCCCGGCCTCCTCCGCGGTGGTGCGCGCGGTCACGCTGGCGACCGTGGCGTTGGTCTTGAGGAGCTCGGTCTTGACCCAATTGAGGCCGATCTTGACGAAGGTCGCGGCATACTCCTGCGCCATGGACACCAGCGCTCCGCGAACCACGTCGGTCCATTTGCGCGTGCCCGCGATCACCCCGTCCACGAACTTCTGGAAGGCGTTGCCGGCGGGATCGAACCAGGTGTCCAGCGTCTTCTTGGCATCGAGCGCCATCTGGTTGTCGATGCTCGCCATGTCGGCGGTGTGCTTCTGCTTGAGCGCCTTGATCGCGTTCAACTGCTCCTGATACTTGACCGGGTCGAGAGAAGGATCCTGCGCCATCAGCTCGAGCTTGTCCTCGAGCGCTTTCAGCTCGATCTGATACTCGATCTCCTTCAGGCGCTTCAACGCGTCGAGCTTCTTGGCGGTCTTGATGACGCCCAGCTGCTCCATCGTCTCGAGCGATGAGCGCTCGAGCGCCACGCGCGAGAGCTGGTAATCGCGCTCCGCGTTTCGGCGCAGGTCGAGCAACTCCTGCTGCTGCTTCGACCAGGTGTCGGTGGCCTTCTGCACATCCTGCAGGGCCGCGATGGCTTCCTTGCTCGAGGCGCCGTGACGCTGCACCTCGAGCTGGTAGACCTTGCTCGCAAGCTCGATGCGCTGCTCCGCGTTCGTCTGGTTCATCGCCGCCTGCTGTTTCAGGTCCGCGATCTGGGCGTCGAACGCCTGCTTGCGCAGATTGCGCTCGGCGTCGTAGTACTTCTTCGAAACGGCCGCCCTCTCGATCGAGCTCAGGTTCTCGGTGTCGAGGATGTTCTTCCAGTAGGCTGCCTCCATCGCGAAGGTGAACTGCTCGAAGGAGTTCTGCCCGAGCTTCATCTTATCGTACGCGTCGCGCTGCGCGGCGAGCTCGGCGTCCCACTTGGCCACGCGCTCCTTGCCGGGAGCCTCGTAGGTCTTGCCCTTTGCGCCGGGCTGGCTCTCGCCCTGCTCCGCGTTCGGGTCGAAGAGCGCGATCAGGTCCTTCTTTGTCTTCGCAGCGCGCTCCGCGATTTCGTCGAGATTGCGCTTCCAGTTCGCGCTGACGTTCGCCGGGATCTGCGACAAGCGCCGGCCCGCGCCCTCGAAATCGCCCGAGATCGCGAGCGCCACCGCTTGAGCCACCGCCGCAAGCGGCTCCACGATCGAATAGATCGTGCTCGCGGCGACGTCGAACGCGATCCGCACCCC